GCGGATTCGCGGCGTTTACGATGCGAGCCAGCCTGCGCTGCAACGCCTGCTGACTGAGGGCGATAACAACACGCTGATCCGCGTCGACAAATGGATGCAATTCAGCGAAAAGGGCGGGCTTAAGGGCGCTATCGACATTCTGCCGATTGACGAGCTGGCCAATGCGTTGCTGAACTGTTACCGGGCGCGCACCGAGATCAAGGCGCAAATCTACGAAATCACCGGCATTTCTGACATTATCCGCGGCGCCTCGGCAGCAAGCGAAACCGCAACCGCGCAACAGATCAAAGGCCAATACGCCGGCCTGCGCCTGCGCTCAATGCAGGAAGAAGTCGCGCTGTTTGCCAGCGAGCTGATCCGCTTAAAAGCGCAGGTCATGTGCAGCAAATTTCAGCCGCAAACGATCTTGGCCTATGCCGCTGCTGCTCAGATGAGCCAGCCCGATCAGCAGATGATCCCGCAAGCCATTCAACTGTTGCAAGACAATCCGCTGCGGAACTTCCGCATTGAGGTCGATGCCGACAGTTTGGTGCAGCTGGATGAGCAACAGAACAAGCGCGACCGCGTGGAATTCCTGACCGCATTCGGTGGATTTATGAAAGAAGCATTGCCGGTCGGCCAGCAATCGCCCGAAATGGTGCCGATGCTGGTTGAGCTGATTAAATTCGGCATCGGTGGCTTCAAGCAGGCGAAACCGATCGAAGGCGTGCTCGATGTTGCGCTCGAGCAGATGAAACAGAAACAACAGCAATCTGCCGGCCAGCCGCCGCAGCCCAGCCCTGAGATGATCAAGCTGCAAGCACAGCAACAGACTGACCAGATGCGCGTGCAAGCCGACACGCAAGCCGCCCAGGCGAAAGCGCAGGCCGAAATGCAGATCGAGCAAATGAAGATGCAGCACGCCGCCCAGCTCGAACAACAAAAGCTGCAATTTGAGGGCCAGCTCAAAGCAGCAGAACTGAAGGCGGCGCACGAGCGCACCGAGCTGGAGGCTGCGACTAAAATCATGGTGGCGCGGATTGGCGCCAACCCGGGTCTGGATATACCGTTGATCGAAGCGCAGCAAGCGGCGAGCGAGAAGGTTAGCGCCGAGCTGGGTCAAAACGTCAAAGAGGCCATCGACCACATGGCCGCAATGCACGAAAACATGGCAAACATGCACGGCGAAACCATGAACCGTATTGGCGGCGTGATGCAGACACTGGCAGCACCTAAACGCATCGTGCGCGGGCCTGACGGCAAAGCAGTCGGCGTGGAGGTCGCGGCATGATCGTCACCACGACCAAAGGCGAGATGGACGATTCACTGCTCGAAAAGCGAGAGGGATCGGTCGACAACGACAACGAGAGCACGACATGGGTAGAGTATTGGCTGGCCGACGAGCTGGTGCACAGATCCGCGCATGTCAGACTGAAAAAACCGATGGTTTCAACATCCGAGGCAGGGAGTTTCAAAAATGGCTAACACGCAAGCAATGTGCACCAGTTTCAAAACAGAGATCCTTTCCGGCATTCACGCGCTCGGAACGACTGTTATTCGGGCAGGAACGGGCGCGGACACGATCAAAGCCGCGCTGTATCTGGCAAGTGCTACTGTAAACGCTGCCACGACTGCATACAGCGTCACTGGCGAGGTTTCCGGCACTGGCTATAGTGCTGGGGGAGTTACGGCGACAAACGCCACAGCGCCCACCTCAAGCGGAACCACAGCCTATTGGACACCGAGCGCGAGTTTTACCTACACGACCGTCACGCTCACCACTTCGTTTGATTGCGTGCTCGTCTACAACAGCACTCAATCCAACAAAGCGATCAGCGTGCACACTTTCGGCGCCCAAACGATCACCGCGGGAACTTTCGTGCTATCCATGCCGACCAATGACGCCAGCAACGCACTTATCCGCATTGCCTAATTCATGGCACAGGGCGCATGGGATACCGGCACCTGGGATGCTGCCCTATGGGATAGCCTGCCCATTACCGGCAATTCTGCTACAGGATCGCCGGGTAGTGTCGGCGCTGCCGCAACTGTTCCACTTACGGGGAACGCCGCAACCGGCGCAGCCGGTACCGTTACGGCCGCCGCGACCATTCCGATTACCGGAACCGGCGCCACAACGGCCGTTGGCACAGTCGGCGCGACCGTCACCATCGCGCTATCCGGCGTGCAGGCAACGGGTCAGGTTGGCAGCGAGGGCGAGGCTACAACGGTGCCGATTACAGGCGCCGAGGCAACCGGCGCCGCGGGCACTGTTGGCCTGGTCATCACGGTTTCGCTGTCTGGCAATGACGCAACCGGATCAGCCGGCACTGTTACGCCGAGCGCACCGCCGCCCATCGTCATCATTGACGACACGCACGATGGCCGGCGTTTTAAAGAGCAGCTCGAACGCGAGCGCAAGCTCAGAGCAAAGAAAAAACAGGCAATCCTTGATGCTTTTGAGCGCATTGTCGAAGGCCGGCCAGAGGTCGCCGAAGAAATCGCAGCGCCTTATGTCGTTATCAAGCCAAAGGCTAAATCGGCGCCCACTGGTCCGACTATCAATTATGACGCGCTGTTTGCCGATCTGGACCGCGTGCAGCGGATCTGGGATACACACCTTGAAATGGATGATGAGGACGTTCTGACACTGCTATGAGAAAACAATACGTGCAAATCAATGGCGAGCTGATTGAGAAGATCGATTACTACACAGATCCGCTGGCGCCAATCGTGATGCCCGACATTCAGCCGTATAAGTCGATGGCAGACGGCAGCATGATCACCAGTCGCAGCCAGCACCGCGAGCACTTGCGGGCGCATAACTGCATTGAGATCGGCAACGAGAGCATGGAAACAAAGGTCGCGCCGCCAAAAGACAACCGGCGCGAAATCCTGCGGGCGCAGCTCGACAATATGACGCACGACCAGGCTAATAAAATGCTTGCCAAAGCGCGAGATGATTTACGTTTTACCCGTCGTTAAACCAACCCCCACAGGGAGAAGCAAATGCCAGACCTAAACGAGATAGTGCCAGTCGAAAACGCAGACGCACGCCGCGATCTGCTTTCAGCGCAGTTTGATGAGGTTGAGGCCGCAGCGCCCGAACCTGAAAGAGCGCAACCCGCACAGGCCGAAAAGCCGCGGGATGAGGTCGGCAAGTTTGCGAAAGCAACCGCCGCCGCACCGACTGAGGAAAAGACCGAGGAGGATCCGGTCTGGCGCCGCCCGCCGGCAAGCTGGAAAAAGGACTATCACGAGACTTGGAATCTGGCAGACGACAAGTTAAAACAATACGCCTGGCAGCGCGAAAGCGAAATGAAAGCCGGCGTCGAGCCGCTGATCAGCAAAGCCCAATTTGCCGACCAGATGCAGGAGGTTTTGAACCCCTACATGAACACCATTCAGGGTTTGGGCATTGACGCGCCGAAAGCAGTTAAGGCGTTGATGGAGGCCGATCACGCACTGAGATACAGCAATCCGCAAGAGAAACGGCAGTATTTTGCTAGACTCGCACAATCTTACGGTGTAAATTTGAACGATGTGGGTTACGACCTGCCACAACAGGTTAATGTTGATCCGACAATCTATGCACTGCAAAACGAATTGAACAATGTTCGCGGCGAGGTGCAAGGCTGGAAACAGCAACAGGAACAGCAGCAGAATCAAGCCTTACTCGGCGAAATCAACAATTTCAGCCAGAAGGCAGAGCACTTCGAGGAAGCACGCCCAGCCATGATCCAGCTTCTACAAAGCGGCATGGCAACGGATCTCGACGACGCATACGAAAAAGCAATACGCCTTAGTCCAGAACTTTTTGATGCGGTCCAAAGTGGCCTACAAGCCCAAGCAGACGCTACAAAAAGGGCAGCAGCTAATACTGCGGCAAAGCGGGCAAGGGCGGCAGCGGTATCCGTGAAAGGTTCCACACCCGGCACCGTTACAAATACCAAAGCGCAAGATCGCCGGTCCTTACTTGCCGAACAATTCGACAACATAAGCGATCGACTCTGATAATTTTTTAAGGAGCTTTTATTATGGCTTTTGCCAATAGCTCGATCAGCGACATCATTGCGACTAACATCCAAAGTCGTAGCGGTGAGCTGGCCGACAACGTAACAAACAACAATGCGCTTCTGCGCCGCCTCAAAGAACGCGGTAACGTGAAAACGTTTTCCGGTGGTAACGTAATCTTGCAAGAGGTTATGTATAACGACAGCACGACCAATAACACGAATTCTTATTCGGGTTACGAAGTGCTCAACGTTTCACAAAACAGCCCGATCAGTGCGGCGCAATACGGTATCACGCAGTACGCTGCTGCTGTTTCGATCAGCGGTTTGGAAATGATCCAGAACAGCGGCAAAGAAGCGATCATCGACCTGCTCGATGGCCGTATGAACGTGGCCGAGGCGCAGCTGGCTAACCGTATCGGTGGCGATATTTATCTGGACGGAACCGGAAACTCGGGTAAGAACATCACCGGGCTTGCAGCTGCTGTGCCGGATAGTCCAAGCACTGGTACGTATGGTGGCATCAACCGCGCTACGTTCTCGTTCTGGCGCTCGGTGGCTTACTCTGGTGTAACGAACGGTGGATCTGCTACGTCAGCCTCGAACATCCAGCAGTACATGGATTCGGTCGCTGTGCAACTCATCCGCGGAACCGACAAGCCGGATCTGATCGTTGCTGACAACAATTACTATCGTTTGTATCTGCAATCGTTGCAGTCGCTTCAGCGTATCTCTGACTCGGGTTCCTCGCTGGCCGGTGCGGGCTTTGCTTCGCTGAAGTATTACGGCGCCGGCATGGCTTCCGACGTTGTGCTTGACGGCGGTATCGGTTCAGCAGCAACTGCAAACCACATGTGGTTCTTGAACACGAAATATATTTTCTTCCGGCCGCACGTTGACCGGAATTTTGTGCCGATTGGCGGCGAACGGCAAGCCGTAAACCAAGACGCTATTGTGAAACTGATTGGCTGGGCGGGAAATATGTGCGCCAGCGGCCCGCAGTTTAGCGGCGTGTTGGTTGCTTAAGGAGATATTGACATGGCTTATACTTTTGACGACAACAAAGCCGGTTTGCTTCAGATTGCTGTCATCGACACGGGTGTCACTAGCCCGAGTGGTGTCTCATCTGGTAGTGCAACCGTTATCCCAACCCCGCCTAATACACTGGGTCAGGTCGAACGCGCTTTCGATCCGACCTATGGCGCCGGTGAATTTATCCTGTTGGTGGGTGTTGCTTCCACTACGGTTGGTTCTCTGGTGACGTATGACGGCACAACGTATCAGACGACTCTGTGCGCCACTACTAGCAACCAGGCTCGCCCGGTTGCTGTGGCAATGTCTGCCAATCTGGCCGGCACTTTTGGCTGGTATCAGATTGAAGGCACTGCTGTTTGCGCTAAATCCACTTCGTCGAACTTTGCGGCAACCGTTGCGGTTGGCGTGAAATCGACCGGCAAAGTGGGCGCCACTGGTTCGGGTAAAGAAATCCTCGGTGCACGCACCGCGAATGCTGCGACTGTTGCTTCTGCAACAACCACAGTGACCGTGGTCATGAACCGCCCGCATCTGCAAGGCCGTATTACCTAAAGAAAGGAGAGCAGGCCAGACGACAATCTGGCCTGCAATCTTATGGATATAGAAATCATCTGCAACACTAACGATGACGAATTATTTGCCAACGTTAAATTGAATTCTCGATCATGCGATCGCTGGATCGCGCAGGCGCCTGCTCACGATGGCCATGCTGTCATTGTCGGCGGTGGACCGTCTGTTGCTGACCAGCTCGACATGATTCGCAAACGGCACGCGCTAGGGCAAAAGATATTTGCTCTCAACGGCGCCGCCAAGTTTTTAAACAAGAACAATATCGTGCCGGAATACCAGGTCATTCTTGACGCTCGCGCTGGCAATATTGATCTGATCGGCAAAGCTGACGAATATTTGATCGCCAGCCAGTGCCATCCGACATTGTTTGATGCCGTTGAAAACATCACCACTTGGCATCCGGCGGTTGATGGTTTGGACGCGCATTTGCCTGACTATGATGGAGAGTTTGCAATGGTCGGCGGCGGCACGACGGTTGGCCTGTCGACAATGTGCTTGGCTTACACAATGGGTTACCGCAAGCTGCATCTGTTTGGCTATGACTGCTCGCACCGCAATGCAATGGGGCACGCCTACAAGCAAAAAATGAACGACAACGACGTGCTTTGCAAGGTTACGGTAAACGGCAAGGTATTCACCAGCTCGTTGGCAATGGCGAGGCAGGCCGAGCTGTTCCCGCAGGTTTGCAATAATCTGATGGATCTGGGATGCGTGATCACGGTCGACGGTGACGGGCTGATTAAAGAGGTTGTGGCCGATATGCGCCGGAATGCTGTTCCAATGGCCGAGGACGAGAAATACCGCAAAATGTGGTCAATTCCGGCTTATCGTGATACCGCACCAGGCGAATTGATTGCCGAAACCTTTGTTAAAGTTGCCAATATCACAAAAGAGCAGAAAGTGGTGGATTTTGGTTGCGGAACAGGGCGAGGAAGTAAGAAAATACACGAATTGACCGGCGCCACAATGCAGATGGTCGATTTCAGCTCTAATTGCCTGGACTCGAATGTGACGTTTCCCCTGCTCATCGCCGATCTGACAAAGCCCATCGCCGCCGCTGGTGATGTGGGCTATTGCACCGACGTGATGGAACACATCGCGCCCGAGAACGTCGATACCGTTATCAAAAATATTATGGATTGCGTCGAATCGGCGTTTTTCCAAATTTCGCTTGTGCACGACAACATGGGTGCGTTGATCGGCCAGCACCTTCACTTGTCTGTTTTTCCCTATGCTTGGTGGTCAGATAAGTTTAAGGAATACCGCATTCTCTGGTCAGATCAAGATGCAATCAACGCAGTATTTTATGTAAAAAAGGAGATTTAAAAATGGCTATTCCTTCACGCGTTTTGGCTTCAGGCAATTCACCGCTTTCAACGACCAGCATCTGCGGCGATGGCGCCACTGCCCTAATTGCTGCTGGCACCACCGCGGCTGATGCGTTGCAACTGTCGGCCTGCTACAACTCAATCATCACCGCTGCGGCGAGCACCGGCGTCAAACTGCCACCGACCGAAGCGGGTGCGATGGTCGCTATTTATAACGGTGGCGCTTCAACTGTAACCGTTTACCCAGCGACCGGCTCGACGATCAACGCCGCGGCATCCAGCTTGTCAGTCACTGCAACAACTCGGGTTCTGCTGATTGCCACCTCGGCGACAACCTGGATCTCGCTCGCTGGCGCGTAATGACAATACCCTCGCGGGTTCTTGGGGCCGGTGCTTCATCATTAATGACCGTTGCCATTTGTGGCGACGGCGTGGATGGGTTGACTGCGACCGGCTCCACCCGCGCTGATGCGTTGCAACTGAATAAGATTTACAACTCAATTGATACGGCAACGGCTGGCACTGGCGTTTTGTTGCCGCCCACACAAATGGGTGCGACGATTTACATTGCCAATTCTGGCGCCAGCACAATCAAGGTTTATCCGTACGAAGCCGCAACAACGGTTAATCAAACTACATCGGCATCCATTCCCAAAGATCACACCAGTATACTTTTTGCGGTGACCAATGCCATGTGGTACAGCATCAACGGCACCAAAACTTAATCCCCACAGGAGAAATCAAATGGCTTTAGATAGCTCCATTTACAACGCAGATTCGCACCTTCACGTTGAATTTTATTTAAACGAGGACGGCGAATTTAAGGCAAATCCGAAAGAGTTTGTGCGGATCATTGTGCCGGGTGACAAAACCAATGTCGTTGACCAGCCTGTGCGGGAGGATCACAAAGAGCGTTTTCCTCGTCAATATCTGTACTGGAAGATGCAGAACACCGACGCCTCGGTGATCGGCACGCCGCTATCACAGTGGCACGCAGATGAGTCTGAAGAATTCAATTCTCACCAGATGGCCGAACTGCAAATACTTAAATTCCAGACTGTTGAGCAGCTTGCAACCGCCACCGACGCGCAATTGCAACGCGTAGGCATGGGCGCATCAGGACTGCGCGAGAAAGCGCGGCTGTATCTGACGAACAAGAACAAATCGCAAAGCGACACCGAGCTTGAAGAAACCCGCGCCCAGCTCAAACAATTGCAAGAACAAATGGCGATGCTGATGGAAACCCGCAAGCCTGGGCGACCGCGCAAAGAGGCCGAATAGAAAGGTTGAATTATGTCTAGCACGATGTTGCAACTGGTGCAGCAGGTCACGAACGAACTCGGCGTTTCGACGCCGACGTATGTTGCGGGCAACACGAATCAGGACGTTACGCAGATTCTGGCGCTGATGAATGCGACCGGCTACGAGCTGCTGCGCCGGCACAACTGGCGTGCGATGACAAAGCAATACGGTTTTTATACTGAATATCTGACCACGACCGGCACCTGGACAACCGCGGCACGCACAATTACTGGGATTCCCAGCACCGCCGGGTTAGATACAACCTATCAAGTGCAGGGCACCGGCATCAATCAAAACACTTATATCGTGTCGGTTGATAGCGGAACGCAGGTTACGGTCAATCAAGACTTTGCCGCAGCTGGTACTGCTGACACTGCTTATTTCCAGAAGATCCGCTACGATCTGCCCAGTGACTACGAGGCATTGATGCCGCGCACAATGTGGGATAAATCCAAGCATTGGGAGATGTTGGGACCTGAGGACGCCCAGCAATGGGAATGGTTGCTCTCAGGCTATATCAGCACTGGCCCGCGGATTCGCTGGCGCCTGTTGGGCAAGTATTTCCAGATTTGGCCTGGCACGTCTACCTCAGAAAGCCTCGGGCTTGAGTATCGCAGCAACGGCTGGGCAGAATCAGCAACCGGCACTGTTAAAACCAGCTTTACAGTCGACACCGACACCACGATCTATCCAGATCGCCTGATGGTGCTCTCAACAAAACTCAAATACTTTGAAGCCAAAGGTTTTGATACCACCGCAATGTATCGAAACTATATTGAAGAACTTGAGGTTTCGATGGCGCTGGATATGTCGAGTGCTAATCTGAGCTTTGCACCGCGCCCAGGCACTGTGTTGATCGGTTACGACAACATACCGGATTCCGGATATGGCCCGAACTAACGCGCTGGTCCAACACACCGCTGCCCGCGTGGCGTCAATCCCGGCGCCGGTGGGCGGCTGGAATGCTCGAGACTCCATCGCCAACATGGAACCGCTGGATGCGGTCCAACTGATTAACTTTTTCCCAACGGTCAGCAATTGCGTGTTGAGAGGCGGTTCGACAACTTGGGCAACCGGCATGACGGGGCAAGTGCAGTCGATCATGGTCTACAACGGCGGCACGACTAGCAAGATGTTTGCTGCCGTGGCGACGCCGGATCTGAAATTTTACGACGTGAGCACCACAGGTGTGGCAACTGCAACAACTGTTACCGGTCTGACAAACGCCATCTGGGAGTACATCAACGTCACCACAACCGCTAACAGCTATCTTTATGCCGTCAACGGCGTGGACAAGCCTCGGTTGTACGATGGCACCAACTGGACCGCCATCGATGCTGCCTCAACGCCCGCCATCACCGGTGTGACAACAACGACGCTATCAAATGTGACGCTGTTTAAAAACAGATTGTGGTTTATCCAGAAAGACACGCTCAAGGCGTGGTATTTGCCGACAAGCGCAGTCGGCGGCGCCGCGCAAGTGCTCGATTTGTCGGCCATTGCCAAATTCGGCGGGCATTTGGTGGATCTGGACACCTGGACCATTGACGCCGGCTATGGCGTTGACGACAACCTGGTATTTATCACCAGCAACGGCGAGATTATTGTTTATCGTGGCACCGATCCGGCCAGCGAGGCTACGTGGGCGCTGTCCGGCGTTTGGAAGCTGGGCAGCCCAATCGGCAACCGCGCCATGCTGAAATGGGGCGGCGATCTACTGATCCTGACGTATGACGGTCTGATGCCGCTGGCGCAGAGCTTGCAATCCTCTCGATTAGATCCTCGGGTGGCGCTGTCAAACAAGATTCAAGGGGCCATTACGCAGGCCACAACGGCCTATGGCGGCGATCACGCCGCAGTCGGGTGGCAGGTCTACTACAACGCCAAACGAAACGCTGTGTGGATCAATGTGCCGGTTGATACAGGGTATCAAGAGCAGTATGTCATGAACACAATCACAACGAGCTGGTGCCAGTTTCAGAGCTGGCCGGCAAACTGCTGGGAAACTTACAACGATAATCCGTATTACGGCGGGAACGGCGTGGTGGTCAGGGCGTGGGATGATACTTATTCGGATAATGCGGCAAACATCACGACAAACGCCTTTCAAGCCTTTAACTACTTTGAAAGCCGCGGCGTTAAAAAATACTTTACCCGGGCGCGACCGAGTATTTTTACGGACGGTTCGCCGGCGATATTTGTCGGCATGAACGTTGATTTCGATGTTGACGACAATGCAGCGCCGTTGTCGCTGGCCGGTGATTTGCCTGGTCTGTGGGATGTCGGGAAATGGGATCAATCAACCTGGGGATCTGGCTTGCAGATTACAAATAATTGGCAAGGCATCACCGGGCTGGGTTACTGCGGATCGATTCAGCTCAAGAGTGCCAGCACTGCGTGGCAAATTGAGTGGGCAAGCACAGACGTGGTTTATCAGGCCGGATGGGCAGGCATATAGTATCGGGGCCGGAAGTCGGCCACTGGGTTGCACAGCGCGTTGATGGTGGCTTTTTTGAGGGCAGGGCAACGGCAATAGGATTAAAACGAAATGATCAGATTATTGCAGGCGTCATTTATGAGAACTGGAACCATCAAACAATCTGGTGCCATTTCGCCATTGAGGGGCAACTGACTCCGGCCTATTTGGCGGCAATATTTGATTATCCGTACAACATCTGCCAAGTCGAAAAAATCATTGTGCCGGTCGGCAGCGACAACGAACAAAGCGCAAAAGTGGTGACGAATATGGGATTTACAGAAGAAGGCAGGATCAAAGAAGGGCGCCCAGCGGGCGACATTGTGTTTTACACGCTGCGCCGCGACGACTGCCGGTTTTTAAATGAACGTTACAGCAAAAGGATAAATCATGGGTAAATCGTCACCATCAGCGCCGCCGCCGCCAGATTACGCAGGCGCAGCTCAAGCGCAGGGCGCCGCAAACGTCGAAACCGCCCGCGTGCAAGGTCGGATGAACAACCCGAATATCGTTGGTCCGCTGGGTGGGCAGACGGTCACTTTTGGTGAAAATGATCAACCGACGGTCACGCAAAATTTGACGCCGACCGCACAATCTACGCTGGAATCTCAGCAACGCGTGCAGCAGGCACTGGCGAATCTTGGCGAGCAGGGTCTGGGCACTGCACGCAACGTGCTCGCTACTGGATTCAATCCTAATCTGCCGAATCTGCAAACAAGCCTAGACACTAGCGGCGTGGCCAAAATGCCGGTGAATGCGGGAATGACTGGGCAAGCGGCAATTATGTCAAGGCTGGCGCCGCAGCTCGAAAGGTCAGACGCAGCAACGCGGCAGCGGTTGATTAACCAGGGGCTGGTGCCGGGTGGAGAAGCATACGAAAACGCCATGATTTCGCAGAATCAGCAAAAGAATGATCTGCTCACGCAAGCTGCGCTGCAAGGTATCGGGCTAGACACTGCTGCAAATGCTCAGGGATACAACCAGGCGCTGCAATCCGGTCAATTCGGCAACACGGCCGCACAGCAAAGCCTGCAACAGCAGCTCGCGTTGCGGAATCAACCGCTGAACGAGATCGCCGGCCTGATGAGTGGCTCGCAGATCCAGATGCCGCAGTTTCAAGGCTATCAAGGATCGAATATCGCACCGGCACCGATCTTTGCAGGGGCGCAAGCGGCAGGACAGAATGCGATGGACCAGTATGGTATTAAATCCTCAAACGTCAACGCGCAGAATGCCGGGCTTTATAACTTGGCAGGCACCGCAGGCATGATGGCAATGTCAGATCCGCGCTTAAAATCTAATGTTGTTCGCGTCGGCACGCATCGGTTAGGGATTGGCGTTTACGAATATGACATATTTGGCAAACGACAGCGCGGCGTGATGGCTGATGAAGTCGAGGCCGTAATGCCCGAGGCCGTGGCGTTGCATCCAAGTGGCTATAAGATGGTCAACTATGGGATGATTAATTAAATGAATTCCTCGTACAATTTCAATCCAGACGATAAGCGAATGCAGCTCGCTGCGCTGCTGCAAGATCCGACACAACCGTATCAGAAGTATCGCGGGCCATTGGGCACGCCTGCTGGCAGCGGTGGCGGCGGCATGAATGACATGATGATGAAAATGATGATGAGGAAAGCCGGAACGCAACCCGGCGCACCTGTTGCTGATCGATCTGCACCATACGATCCGAATTCCCAAAACTTTACGCCGTCAACGTCGAATTATTAGAGGCTCAAAATGGCCGATTACGGTATTCAAAACGCAACGCACGCTTTCAACCTGCCCAGCCCATATCAGGCTGATCTGGCAAAACTTGCCCAGCAGCAAAAGATGGCCGAGCTGTTGCAAGCGCAATCTTTGCAGCCCACAGAACGGTATAGCTACAAAGGCATAGAGGCGCACACGCCTGCGACGGCAGGGCTTGCAAAGATCCTGCAAGCAATGGGCGGGGCTTATTTGCAGAAACAGGGGCTTGAGGAACGGAAGGCGCTGGGGGAAAAATACAAAACAGAATCCGCAGATATATTGCGGCAAGCATTTGAAGCGGGCGCTGGCAGTCCGGCTGTGCCCGGAAAATCTGTTGAAGAAACAAGTTTTGCGCCTAGTGGATCAGATTTGACGGATACCAATATTCAGAGGGTTCCAGAAGGCCAGCCCGGTCAAGGAAATATTGTACAACCGGCATATACGATACCCGGTCGTGCAGCAGTAGCGCCGAATCAGCAAGAAATGGCTCGTCTATTGATGACAAGCCCAAATCCGGCGCATGAAGCATTGGGTTTGCAGACTTTACAAAAAAACGCTCAAATGCAGGCATTTATTAATGCAGGAAATGCAGGGAATGTGCTTGCGGCGCCCACAACAGCACCTACAGCCGCGCCGACAACCACGCCTGGTGCTATGCCTAGTGCGACGCCTGTTGCCGCGCCCGCTGCTACCCCAACCGCACAACCAGCAGCTGCTGCCGCATTGTCTCGTTTCGGCGGTCCTGCTGGCGGTCAGCCTATGTCCGTTTGGATGCAGTTAGATCCGACGGGTGGCGAATATACTAAACAACTTGCAAAAGATTTTACCGAACAAAACAAACCAACCGACAAAATTAAAGAATTGCGTGCAGCTGGTGTTAAAGAAGGTTCTGATGCGTGGAACTACGCATTAACTGATACGGCAACGCAGGGTGGTATCTGGCGGCGTGGTCCTGATGGTGCGCTTTCTCTGGCGCCGGGATATGCCGCTGGGCAAGGTGCAGTCACTTCCGCAACGGAAGGTGCAAAAGCTAGATTTGATATTATTACTGTTCCAATAACACAGCCAGATGGAACCACAATTAATCAAACAATGACCAGAGAACAAGCCACACAAAGACTTGGCGGCGGTGCGCCTCAACAAGCCGGCGGTCCGTTAAATCTGACGGCGCCAACCGACGCAGCGGCAGTGCAAATGGGTCGGCAACTTGATCAAAGCGGCCAGCCTTTCAATATCACTGTGCCGCGAGCTGGCGCCCCTTCCGGTTTCGGTGTTACAAATCCGGTGCAACAAAAAGCGCAAGAAGCTGCGGCAACTGGATCTGTAAAAGCAATCACTGACAAGCTAGAAAGCTCATTTGCAATTGCACAAACGGCAGAGGAACGATTAAAACAGGTTCAAAACATTAAGCCGATCCTTGATATGCCTTTGATCACTGGACCAGGTGCGACGCCGCAAATGTTCTTATCTCAGGTCGCTAATAAAATGTATGGCGTTTCTAACGAAGAAACTTTAGCAAATACTCGGCAATTAATTACTGGATTGTCTGAATTGAGCTTGTCATCAAGGGGCGCATTAAAAGGTCAGGGAACTATCACCGAAGGCGAAGGCGCATTGTTGGTAAAAGCCAGATCCGCACCAGATTCTTTGACTGTGCCGGAATATAAACGATTGTTTACGTTGTTTGAAAAACAAGATAAACGAGCAATAGAACAGCACGAAGATATTAGGAAACGTGCGGAAAAAGCTGGCATTCCTAACATTGATTTTTGGCGCGTTGAGGCACCTAGTGCTCAAACAGGACAACAACTAAAATTGTCGCCAGCAGCTCAAGACGCAGTTAATAGGGCAATGGGAAGGACACCATAATGGCAGATCCAATTGTTGCGGCGCCGTCAATCAAGGATATTGAGCGTGCCATTGAAATGCAGGCGGCAAAACCAAATCCAGATTTGAAAGTAATAAAAGAACTTGTCGAAACATCAAAGATAATTCTTGAACAGTCTGGCGGGCCAATGCGGGCGCCTACAACGCAAGAATTTGTAAGCCAAGAAGTCGGACAAGAGCCAAGATGGAAACAAGCATTGCTCGGCGCATCAACAACGCCGGTCAGGATGGTGCAAGGGCTTGGTGGTTTGCCGGCCCCAACAATGGGGCCATCTGCAATGCCCACAGGGCGTTATAGCGCACCTACTTTGCCGCCTGGTCAAAGAGGCACACCGCAAGAAATTGAAGATGTAAAAATGATTCGTGGTGCAACGCCCATGACTTCATTGGGTGGCATTTTTGGCGATGTTGCATCTTATGGCGCATTGCCAACTCGCGGAATTAGCATGGCAACCGGCGGCAGAGGCATGATAAGTCGTCCAGCTCAAATGGCAGACGTATCTGCAACAAGTGCCGCAACGCAGGCGCTCACATCGCCAGAAAACAGGTTGCAAGCCGCTACTTATGGTTCGCTTGCCGGAATTATGCCCGGCGCTGGTAGCGTTGTTCAAAGGGCATTGCCGCAAAGCGTGGGCGGCGTTAGTAAACCTCAAATTGAAGGTGAAGCATTGTTGCGGCAATTTGGCGACGAATCTGATTTTCTTATTCGTGCGTTAAAAGGTGAATATGCGCCGGTGCCTGGCGTTAGCGGCAGCGCCGCGGTCATTACTAAAGATCCACGTTTGCAAGTTTTAGAAACCGGATCAAGGACCGGGCAAGGGCAGATGTGGATGCCTTTTGACAAAGCAAATGAGGAAGCAAGATTTAATGCTTTGATGAGGGCTGCCGGAACACAAACAGAGCGTGATGCTTTAATTGCAGAACGCAAGAGAGTTACCGGGCCAATGAGGGAAGGCGCATTTACAGAAGCGTTTGCAAACCCTGACACATTAAGTGTAAGACCTGTATTTGAAAGAATGCGGAAAACCATCAATAATCTGAAAACAGGCGAACAACGGCCAAATCCAGATATTCAAACTCTTGTTCCATATCTTGAAAAACAATTATTTAATCCGCAAGGAACAACGCCTCAACAGCTTTATACGGTTCGCAAGGTTCTTAAAGGTGAAATAAAAGCTGGTTCAAATAATGACATTGGCGCCGCAGCCGCAGTAACTCGTAAAGAAACGGAAAATATTGTTAATCAAATTGATGAAGCGCTTGATTCTTTGTCTAGCGGTCAATGGTCTAATTATTTAAAAAAATATGGCGATATGAGCGAAGAAATATCAAGCAAAACTGCTCTGCAAAATGCCATTGATGACATGACGATTAATCTGGCGCAAGGTCGGGTGCCGCCTGCGTTGAGTGGCAAAACAGGCGAACAAACATTGAGCAGGGTAGTTAATAAATACGCTTTAGAAAACTTTGGCGCTAAAACAATTGACCAATTAACGCCAGAAAATAGAAGGTTGATTGAGGCATTAAAAGACGATTTGGCAAGGACCGCGGGCGCAATGAATGCAAGAGCCACAGGCGGTCCTGGAACAGCTCAATATCAAGCTGCCAATAAATATCAGCAAGGTTTGGCCGGTCAATTGGTTAAAGCTGGCGCCGGCGCTGTAGCGGGCGGTCCTATTGGTGGTATTGCGGCCAATGTTGCCGGTGATTTAGTGAGCACAGCATTAGCGCGATCTGGCGATGAAGGTGCACAAATTCTTGCTAGACTATTGCAAGATCCTCGCTATATGGCCGCAATGCTTGAAAAAGCCAGGCAGTCACAAAGGCAATTAAATGTTGCCGGTCAATTAGGTGCGGGCGCAGCTGCCGGTGCTTCTGCAACTCAACAAAAATTGCCTTTTTAAAATAAGGAATTAACGTGAGCTATAACGGTTCTGGAGTTTTTAACATCAACACGGCGGGCCAGCCTGTAGTAACCGGCACCGTCATTTCTTCAACCGCCTTTAACGCCCTTACAGCGGATCTGGGCACCGGCCTGTCTACGGCAATCACGAAAGACGGGCAAACGACTGCGACAGCGAGGATACCGTTTGCACAGGGCATCAACAGCAGCCTGGTCACGGACGCCACGAGCACAACGACTGGCTCGATCATCACCGCGGGCGGCGCCGGCATTGCGAAATCTCTTTATGTCGGGTTGGCGGCAAATATCGCGGGCGGCGTGGACAAGCTCACATCAGCAACCGGCGTGGTTTCTGTTGCTGCGGCAACTGCACCGACAACGGGTCAGGTGTTAATGGCAACGAGTGGAACTGTGGCTACGTGGCAGACGCCAGCTTCTACACCAGCCGCCACACCTACTGTGCTTGGCACTGTGTATGGGTCGATGACCACAAGCGGTGGGACACCATTTTTAACTGCTCTGGGGTATAACGCTGCACCATCAAATACAGGGGTGAACAATACCGCTGTCGGCGCGTCAGCACTATTTACAAATAGTACTTCTACAAACAACACCGCTTTGGGGTATCAAGCATCTTACGGCGGGACATTATCCTACAATGTTGCAATTGGTACGCAAGCACTGTACACCGGCGGCAACAATGACAATGTGGCGATTGGTTACAGAGCACTCTATACCGAGGGTAATACTGGTAACGGGCAAAATGTAGCGATTGGTTCAAGTGCAAGCAAAGTATCAACCGCTTCAGCTTACAACAATGTTTCGATTGGTTATAACTCAGCAGTATTAATGACAACGGGCGTGGCAAACGTGATCGTTGGTGCTGCATCAGGCGCAAACTTTACAACCGGCAACAGCGTAGTAATAGTTGGGCAAGGAGCTGGCGCAGGTCTGACAACTGGCGGTGGTGGAACTTACATCGGCGCTAATGCAACAGCATCATCTGGTTCTGTGGGAAGTGAAATTGTTATTGGCACTGGTGGTGGCCCAACGGGTAAAGGCGCAAGCACTGGTTATATTTATCCAAACGGTGGTGGCGTTTATCAAGGCAACAACTCCGCTTCGTGGTCAGTTACATCTGACCAACGCCTCAAGAAAAACATCGTAGATAACAACATTGGCCTAGAAAAGATTGCCGCTATTCAAGTGCGCAACTTTGAATATCGCCTACCCGAAGAAGTGGACGCCGAACTCAAGCCTACCGATGCCATTCAAAAAGAAGGTGTGCAGCTAGGCGTCATAGCGCAAGAACTTCAAGCAGTCTTGCCAGAGTGCGTTAAGACCGAATCCACTGGCGTCATGTCAGTAAACGCAGACAATCTGACTTGGTATCTTGTTAATGCCATTAAAGAACTTGATGCTAAGTTTGAAACCTACAAATCAACCCATCCGTAAAAGGGAAACAGATGGCATCTGTCACAGAAATTGAAGGCCGTGTTAATACCCATGAAGCAGTGTGTGAACTGCGCTATGACAGCATCAACGCAAGGCTTAAGCGCATTGAGGCCGTTGGCCTGACTGCGGCTGGTGCCATCATTATGTTGTTATTGCATCTTGTGACAAAGGCGGGATAAATGAAAATTATATTGTTGCTGACATTGCTGTCAACCAACGCGCTTGCCGGTGGCGTCAATCTGATGATCTGTAACGGCGAGTTTGCGCTGTGTGCTGCCTCGGCCAGCGTGCCGACCGGCAAGACGATCCGCGTGGACGGTAAAGAGTTTCAGGAAGGCATGGCGGTCTGTCCAGTGTTGACCGGAAAATCCATTGCTAATTCAGATCTGATGAAGGGTAGCTGCAAAGCCCCCGCCGGCAAGGTCTGGTCGTTGTTCTCAACCATCACCGAATACCCGCAGGCGCCGTCTTGGGCGGTGGTCACGATGACGCCCAGGACGTTCGTCACCACGACCGCTGCCGGTGGGGGCATGAGTAACCAGTGGTCATTCCTCTGCGACAAACAAGCCAAAAAGGTCAACGGCGTGCAGCTCGCTAACTGCTACGGGCCGATCAATGAAAGCCCGTGGAATAACGGCCATGTGGCGCCGGGCAGCACTTCGTTCACGGCGGCGCCGGTCGGGGCGGCAAACCCTGTCGGCGGCAATGTGCCGAGCAAATAGCCATGTTTCCTCTCGGCGCTATCCTCGACATTGGCAGTAAGCTGGTCGATAAGTTTTTTCCCGATCCGCAACAAGCTGAACAGGCCAAGCTCAAGCTGCTGGAGATGCAGCAGAATGGTGAGCTGGCGCAGCTCGCGGCGGCAACGGATCTGGCGAAATTGCAGATCCAGACCAATCTAGAAGAAGCAAAAAGCACTAACTGGTTTGTGGCCGGTTGGCGCCCATTTGTCGGCTGGATTTGCGGCGTTGGCCTGGCTTATGTGGCGATCTTTGAACCAGTAGCGCGGTTTGTCGCAAAGGTGCATTTCGGCTATGCCGGCGACTTTCCGGTCATCAACACGGATCTGACCATGCAGGTATTAATGGGCGTGCTTGGGCTTGGCGCCATGCGCTCGGTTGAAAAAGTCAAAGGTGGAGAAGGCAGCAGATGATTAGTAATTTCCCCGCGGCGCTCGCGCTGGTTCTTCAGTCAGAGGGAGGATTTGTAAATCACAAATTTGACCCCGGCGGCATGACCAATTTGGGCGTGACGCGCAATGTCTGGAAAGAATGGGTAAAGCGTGACGTGGACGAGGCCGAGATGCGCGCACTGACGCCCGAGCTAGTGACGCCGCTATACAAGGCGCGGTATTGGGATGCCTGCAAATGCGACGATTTGCCGCGAGGCGTGGACTACGCCGTGTTTGACTCTGCCGTAAACATGGGGCCAGGACGCGCCGCAAAGCTGCTACAAGCGGCGCTAGGCGTCACCGCTGATGGCAGTATCGGCAGGGCCACGATCGCTGCTGCGACCGCTGCCGATCCTGTGGAATTGCTAGAGGCGTTCAGCCTGGGCAAAGAGGCGTTTTACCAATCTTTGCCAACTTTTGCGACGTTCGGCAAGGGCTGGTTGAATCGTGTGGCGCACGTGCAAGCGGCGGCAGAGGGGATGATGGGCTAGGTTCAGGTTCCGCAACTGTTAAGGATTCCTTAATAACTGGTTCCGCAAGCGCAACTCTAAGGATACCTGCGGCGAATGCACAATCGCGGTCATCATTGTTTAGCAAGTCCAATGCCGCAAGCGCGGCCTCTCTCAGTTTGTCGCTCATATCGTATCTCCGCGTTTATGGGCTTTCCATACTTCAATGGCTTCTTTTAGCTGCTCACACTGCTCTAATCGAATATCGTCCATAATACCAAGTCCAATAATTTCGCTATTCATATTACGCATAGTCATAGCCATAAGCTCATCGTGTTTTGTTTGTAATGCGTTCAATACTACATCGTATGTTTCAGTCATCATTCACCCTCTCATTTTTCAATAAATTTATAATCGTGGAATACTGCGCCAAGCTCTACGCTGCCCACCTTGCATGATTTAACCCACACGTTTTTACCATTACGCAAATGTCTTAAATGACCGCGACGGTCATGCAATCGCGGTGATGCGTGTGTGCCGCCTTTACTTTCTTTTTTATTTGATTTTGCACCAATCAAAACGGTGCGCCAATCGTACGTCGGCATTTTTCCTTGCGCTATTTTTCTTCGATTTGTAAACGTGTTCTTGATTTCTGGTTTATATGTTTCGCACTCATTTTCAAGTGCGCGATACCAACATCCGACCATAGCCAACATTAATTCAGCCACTTCTTTTTCAATTGTTTCTTTATCGTCAAGGCCGCCATATCTAATTTGATCTGCATCTATTAAATAAATCATGGAAGGCATACGAATTGGCTTTTTACCTACAGGCCCTTTCCACATTGATACGATGATGCCTTCTTCTGGATCGGCTCCGGCAACGATCATCATCACTTCGTAATCAAAATGATTTCTTGTCGGCCCTTTCCATACAACCACATTTTTTTCAAAAGGCGGTCGATACGTCATTAATGGCTCAAGGTCTGCCTTCGCATCTTTT